GTGTGAAAGAAAAATTTTTGATCATTTGAAGTGAACATTTCTAATGGTATGACTTTTTTAAATTTGGGTAAACTGCCAGTTTCTTCATCTATCTCACGTTTCAATCCTTCGAAAGCGGACTCCGTGAATTTACTTTTGCCACCAACCAATCCCCACATGCCTTGTGTTTTCTTATCAGTCCTTTGCAGGAACAGGAAACGTTTAGTGCTTGTTGCATAGAACATGGCACCCGAACAAACTATGTTTTCTTTCATTCTATATTATAACAATTATGGTGTGGTAGCGTCAATTGATGAGTTGTACCCTGGATCTGCTCCGCCGTCCAGTACTATGCTCCAATTACCTTGCGTGTACACACCTTCGTATGATTTGACCCATTCTGTGCCATTGAACCTGTACTGTATTCCTGTGTTAAGATTGGTGACGTAGTGTTGTGTTGAATCTGGATTGCTGGCATCAAAAGCCACATTCCATTTTGATGTTGCACTGTTGTATTCTATAATGTCACCTACACTGGCTACAAGTGTACCCCAAGTTGCACTTTGGAAACTGGCTGTGCTGTCTCCAACGTCATTTATGACCAAATATCTATCACCGTTAGCAGGTGTGCCTGGATCAAATGTTGCTGGATTTATAATTTTCTTGACTGCTGTTAATGAGTTGCTTGGTATCGTGTCACCGTCGATTGTATACAATAGGATTGTATCATCCAGTGTTGATGTTGCTATGGTACCAACAATTTCATTGCCGTTTGGCTGTGTAAGTCTTATCTGTGATGTGCCATTTGTGACTTTGCCATACTGATCTAACAGCACTTTCCAGTTCACTGCTGGTCCAAATGTTTCAAAAGGATCATAATTGTTGGGCTCGTTGGCCCCTGTCTGGAATCCATCTCCTCCTGATTTAACATTGGTGCCCGTTGATCCTAATAATCGTAGTTGGTTACCAGTCACCAACAATCCAAAATTATTTGGTGTGATGTAACTTCTCGATGTCAGTTCTCCGTCTATCAAACCTTTTGCTATGCCACCGTCGTCGTCGTATATGCTCATTATGATCTTTTGCACGACACCTAGTTTCTTGACCTTCACTGGAGGTGATAGCCATATGGGCATTGAGAACGTCAGTGTGGCAACATCTATCTCTGAATCTGCACCAACTGGTATAGTCCTCGAACTGAAAGTAGTACCTGTCAATTCAACGTAACTCAAACTGGTCCAATCAATGTAGTTGTCTGTTTTCTGTATCTCAAAGTCTGGGTTGAACAGATACAATATCTGCTCCATTATCTGTAATTTCTGATCTGTGTTTGTTGTCCAAATGTCCGCGGACACTTCCATTCTGAAAGGCGATGGCATCACTTTCTCGACTGTGTAACCCGCACCCATCTCGTTGGTGTAGTTGCCGTCTGAGTCTATGCCTCTTTCTCGTAAATGCTGTTTCTCTATGTGATAAGGATTCTGCATCCTGTCCCTGTCATAGTTCAGTTCTCTGACATAAGCGGCGATCCTTGGTGCGTACTGTAGTGCGTTCTCTGAATTGTTCCTGATAATGTTCGCCACCTGTCTCGTTGGATCTCCGTACACCACAGGCACTGCCCTTAACTGCACAGAATTATCTTTACCCTTGCCTGTTTCCACAGAGAAGTTACTCAATATCCTAATGAACTGAGTGAGAAATTTCCTAACCTGACCTTCGTAAAAGTGTAGCATTCTTAATTGTCAGCCTTTGGTTTTAGAGCATCTGTCAATGACTGTCTCTGTTTAACTGTTAAACCATTTATAGTTGATTCTGTTGCATTGTTAACGAAACTTGTTTTGTAGTTGCCTCTGGAATCATTGTTCGTTGTAGTTATTCTCACACTGTCCTCAATTTTGATCCATCTGGTTCCGTCATAACGGAACAACCTGTTTGGCAAGAAATCTGTTCTCAAGAAGTAATCACCTTTATCCACACCCGACGTTGGGAATGATATCCCAAAACCTGCAGGATTTCCGTTAGGTGCAACACCGTCGCCATCTAGGTAGAAACCGTAGTGCGAACTTGCTGGAGTGTCTATGGTCGCATTCACGGTGTTACTGCTACTCGCTCTTTGAGATTCCGTATTAACATTTTCTGTACGTATGTTACCCCTCTCATCTATGGGTGCAACATAGTATTGCTTGTAATTGAAACCTGCCTTTGGAGCATCTGATTCTGCCTGTGCCACAATCTGATCGTTGATAGTTTTTTCTCTGTTATATGTGCTCATGTAACTGGCAACTGATCCTGTTGTGGTTGCATCTCCTATTACATCTTTGAACTCTTGAGAGTCAACTAGCGTTTTCATTTTCAATCTAAGTAAGTGTGGCCACCATGTTTGACTAAATCCTTCTGCGGCCCTGTTTACATCTTCAACCACGTAGTATCTTTTCAGTGCAATTGGTATGCTCTCGTCTAGTGAATAATCTTCCTTCATGTGTGGGAATTCTAGTACATCACCACTCATTGGTTTTCTGCCAATTCTTTCCACAATGTCATTCATATGCACTGTCAAGAATAACGTATCATTTTGTAAAAACATACCAAACTGCGACAGATTAAAGTCTGCATCTTGCACATTGTATATTCCACGCACAGTGTAGACATCACTTGAATATTTTCTGTCTCTGTTCTCTAAAAATAATAAATCTTGTATGGTCGTTTCATTAAGATCACTTCCGGTTACTCTTGGTTGGCTAGGAGAGGCCTCCCCGTCCTTGTTAGTGTCCCCTTGATCGTACGGCCCTAGGTATTTGTGCAGGTGTAGATCCGTCCCACCCACTTGAAACATCTCTTTGATGTTACGATCGAAGAATTTGTAGTCATTGCCTTTTTCAGGCTTAAAAATGGATAATCTTGGCATATCATACATATTTATTGCACAGGCAATGACTATAAATATGAGTATGTCAGAACTACAAACAGGACAACAGGAAATTTTCGATTACGTTAAGAACAATCTCGGTGACGGGATGATTGACGTGGAATTAGACCCAAAACACTATCAAACGGCACTGGAAAGAGCCATTAATAAATTCAGACAAAGATCTTCAAATGCTGTGGAAGAATCTTATGCTTTCCTTACTTTAAAGAAAAACCAAAACACTTATATCTTGCCGGATGAAATTATAAATGTAAGGAATTTAAATAGAAGAAGTGTTGGATCAAGGACAGAAGGTGGAGAAGGTGGAACACTGTTTGAACCATTTAACTTGGCATACACAAACACATATCTTTTAAGAGCAGGTGCGACGGGGGGACTTGCAACTTATTTTGCATTCGCTTCATATCAAGAAATGATAGGAAAAATGTTTGGAAGTTTTATACAATTCCACTTTGATGTAGCAACAAAGAAATTGACAATAACTCAAAAACCCAGAGCAGACGACGAAACTATTTTGATGCACACAGATAACTTCAGACCTGACATCACCCTGTTCAAAGACATCTACTCGAAACCATGGATCAGAGACTACACGCTCGCTGTGTCTAAAATAATGCTAGGTGAGGCCAGAGGCAAGTTCAACACCATAGCAGGTCCACAGGGAGGAACAACACTGAACGGTGATGCTCTAAAGAACGAAGGCCAAGCAGAGATAGAGAGACTGGAAGCAGACATAGGAAACTACCAAGAAGGTGGAACACCACACAGTTTTGTTATTGGTTAATTGTTACCAAACTCCGTTTAAATACCCTACATGAAAGACTCCCATCACAAAAATTATTCTGACCTATCACTGGATGAACTGGAAAAGTTGGTAGAGGAATTGGAAACAATGAGCATAAAAGCGTTGAAAGAACGCAAGAAAACTCTGAGATCATCAATATTGAGATCCGTGAAAAAAGCAATCAAAGAGATTGAAAAACGTTTAAAAAAATAGTATAATAAACCTATGTTAATAGGTATAGTAGGTTTAATAAGTTCTGGCAAAGGCACAGTGGCTGACAGGCTCGTGGATAAACACGGATATCAAAAAGACAGTTTCGCAAAAAGTTTGAAAGATGCTGTGGCGTCCATGTTCAATTGGGACAGGGCTCTACTCGAAGGGGACACGGAATCTAGCAGACAATGGAGAGAACAACCAGACAAGTTCTGGAGCGATAAATTTGGCAAGCCAACCACGCCAAGATGGGTGTTACAGTACTTTGGCACCGAAGTGATGCGTGGTCAAATGTACGATGGTATCTGGGTGGACAGTTGCATTGGCAGGTACAAGGGACAAGACACCGTGATAGCAGACACAAGATTCCCCAACGAAGTGAAACAGATAAGAGAACAAGGTGGGGTAATTTTACTAGTAAAAAGATTTAAAGATCCGGATTGGTTTACAAGTTATGTTGAAGGAAACATAGAACCCAAGGGTATACATTCTTCAGAATATGCATGGGCAAAAGAAGAGTTTGATTTCGTCATTGAGAACAATGGCACAAAAGAAGAACTATACGCCAAGATAGACGATCTAATCGTCAGCGACAAGATCACCCACTCTCCAACCAAGTCTACGGGTACTTCCCAACCTTTGGCAATTGGCGCAAACAGTTTTTAAATTACTACCATTAGTATTCCTCAAGTCACCATCTACAAATAACACGTCTAGTTGAGATTTGTGCTGTGCTTTGAATCCACACAGTTCACACTTCTTGTGCTTCTTGTATCCTGACCTTTGCAGTGCAGTAACACCTCCAACCCGCTTGCCGGCCTTTTTCCTAATGCAGGTATCACACCGACTACGCCAATATACTCTATTATACCTCTTGTAGGCATATGCCCTAGGCTTGGTCTTACACTCCTTACACAACGGTCTGTCCTTGTACTGCATGTGTGTATTTACGTAACCTATATAGGCACCAAGAAAACGGTAAATTATGTCAACAAAACCGTATGATTGAATAAATAACTCTAGTATATACGTAACTTGCAAGGAGAATACGAAAAATGGCATTAACATCACCAGGAGTAGAGGTTTCAGTAATAAACGAAAGTTTCTACGTACCATCAGATGCGGGTACAACACCACTATTCATAGTAGCATCATCACAGGACAAG